TCCTGCTTTTATAGTCCCACTAAATCCATCGACTGAAATAGTATTATCACCTACGCTATGCGCACCATCTACTTGCATTGTGCCTGAAATATTGCCTTGAGCATCACTTATAACAGGTGGCTGAATAGTAAAAGTGCTGTTTTGTCCATCCTGACTGATAATAAAGGCATAGACTGGCATAAATTCTTCCCTTGTAAGGGGGTTATATTGCGCTGTAAACGCCCATCTCTGCGTTCCTATACTCCTAGCCTGCCTACGACCAGAACGTGTCTCAGAAACGAGATTAGAGTGCCTAGAAGTGATATTTATAGCACGAAATTCAGGTGTTGTGGGATAGCTTCCACTCATACTAGATTTCTCCTACCAGAATTGTTAAGGGCTTGGTTAACCATACCTATAATCTGTCCTCTGCGTTTATTAAGTAGTTCGTCAAAGCCTGCTGTATCGTTAGCTGTGATATTAAAGGTAACATTAGCAACATTACCGGCATTATTGACTGTTTGTTGTCTTAATTGGTCATTAGGTGTAACAAATCCACCTTTACTACCCATTGTTAGTAATTCTGGACCTCTTTCACCAACTAAATATGTTTCACCACCTCTTACTTGCCCACCTAACGCTCTACCTCTAACCGACTGAGACGCAAATCTTGCGCCTTGACCTATAATAGTAGCTGCTGCTGCAGCACCTAATGCTGGACCAATAATCGGTATGCCTGCTAATGCTTCATACGCTTTCATAGCTGCTGAATAACTAGTAGATATAATTTTACCTGCGTTAGTTGATAAAAGTGCATCTTTTGCCTTAGTTGCAAAGCTAATTTCTTGACTGCTAACTTGTTGTGTCGTTTGTAATTGTTGTTGCATCATGGCATTAGTATTTGCCATAGATAAACTTCTTTGATTTTGTAAATCAGCATAAGTTTGAGCGCTTGTATTTATTTGTTGTAAGCCATCATTTAGCTGTTGTAATTGTGCATTTTGTGTTACTAGGGCTTCAGTCGTAATATTGACATTGTTTCCTAATGCTTCTTCTAGTGCATTTAATTCTGTTAACTGATTGTTAGCCTCTTGTATAGCTAATATATTTTGTTGGACTGCAACTAATTCTTCTCGTTGTGCATCTGTTAAATCACCTCTTGCTAATAGCACTCTTATTTCTTCACTAGCTGCTAATACATCTTCTATATTGCTAGGGTCTAAATTACTTAATGTTAATCCAAATGCACCTAATGCTAAATCGCTACCTTGTAAAGATACAGATGCTCGTCTAAATAATCTTTCGTATTCAGCACCTTGTTTGTCCAATGCTTCATTTGCACGATAAATTGCTTGTTCTAATTCAATCATGCCACCTGTAATTAATACTCTAGCAGCATCTCTATTAACATTAGCTAAATGTACAATTCTGTCTGAATAAGCACTAACAACGCCATTTGAGATAGTTAAAATATCATCTAATCCCTCAACTGTATCTAATAATTCTTCAAAAGCATCTTTTCCACTCATTAAGCTAGGTAATAAAGCACCTGCAACTGCACCAGCAATAGCTATAACAGCACCATAAGCAGCACCAGCAGGACCAAAGGCAGAAGCAATTTGTGGACCTTGCATACTCATAATGCGCAAAGCATCAGTTCCCATACCTGCTTGTACAGCGACATCCTGAATCTGATAGGAAAGGTTACGCATATCAACACCTGCGCCTCTTATAGGTGCAACTGTGCCTCTTGCTGCTGTGCCAACTGCTTGTGTTGCCTGGCTAGCTTTTGTACCTGCTGTAGCGTTTTGATTAAGTGAGCGAGTATAATTATCTACATTCTTCTTAGCTTGAGAAGTTTCTGCTTGTAGTAGTAGATTAATTTGTGCCATGCTATTTCCTGTTTCTTGCTAGTTCCATTATAGCCCTAATTTCCCAATCATCTAATACGATGCCTGTTAATTCCATATAATTAGAGATTTCTGTATAAGTATAATCCATAAGAGAACTATACGCATTGAAAACATAGTTTAACTCATGCCTTAATTGAGGCGCATTAGCAAGTTCTTTAGGTTTCTTGCCGGTTGATTTCTCTACTTGTTTAAATGTTTCTAAACGACTAATTTTTGAGCCTTCAGGGATGCTATTTACCCAATAACACCATTTGCCATAATCGACAAACTCATCAATTAGCCCTGAGTAAAATTTTCTCGCCTACCTACAAACTCTAATAGCTGTTGTACAATAAAAGGTGAGTTTTTATATAGATTCCTGGCATTATCTTTAGTGCAAGGATAATCCTTCTTGCCATCCTTAATGCCTTTCCAATCTATAGTACATTCAACAAGGGCTTCAATATCTAAGGCATCAAAATCTAAATCTTCTATTTTGCCAGATGCTCTAGCAGATAATAGCTTAGATGTTTGCTTTTTCTTTTGGCTTCTCCACTCCTTAGAATCGATGCCTTTTAACTTAATAAAAACATCAGTCAACTTACCATCAACAGGTGAGAGTATTTGACACTCTGCACCTGTTTCATGGTTATCGACTGTCTGCAAATCAGACAGTTCCATATTTACTCCTAATTAGGCAGCAGTCCTAGTAATGACTAACTGACTTGCGTCAGATGAGCTATATAAAGCTACAAAGTCCATTGTTACTGTTACTGAGCCTTCGCCTGATACATCTGGTTGACCAGAATTGTATTTCACATTAGGAATATCAATCTGGATATCATTACCATCAACATCAGTAAGTGTTAGTACGATTTCACTAGCAGTTTCATTTACAAACTTCTCATAGAGAGCTTTACTTTCAAAGTATGTAGTTAAAGTGCCAGTTACTCTTGATTTGCCTATAGATGGTCTATTGGTAGTAGCAGAACCTACGCTAAATAGTGGTTCTAAGCCATTCTCAATAGTCATTTCTAGGCTTGTTACAGTTGCAATGCTTGAGCCACCTTCTGTAATTGAACCTGTAAAGGAATCAAAAGGAGTATTGCCTACATCAGCAGAATAAGTAGATGATGCTACTTCAGAAGTTGCTAAAGTAATATCTTTACCTACTACGCCAAAGGTAGCCATTACCATTGCGTTAGGGCTTACTGATAAAGACATTGTATTGAATTCACAGCCTGTATGTCTGTGATATTCAGCAGTATCTAAATCAGCAAACTTTCGTTCTATGGTAAATGAGCGTCTGGTAGAGCCACTTTTAAGGACATTCGTTGTCCAAGTTCCACACATTACAGCTTCTAGTACATCGTCAAATGCACCATATTCTAATTCTGCTGTAACATCTCCACCGATTGTTTTATTACCATGTCTAAAATCTTCTACTTGCCTGTCACCACGCAATTTTTCTGACTCAATGGCATCCTTCGTTAGAGCCAAAGTCGTTCCTGTATGTGGCATTGGTGTCCAGGTAGGCGTAGAAGGAGTTGTGCCATAGCTACTTTCTGCTACGAAATGTAGGCTATGTTGTGCGCCATTTGCTATCGTCATGTTCTTGCCTCAGTATATGATTGAAAATCTATGGAAACAGGCACAAAGTACCATGCTTCCTCTCTTATGGCAGAGCCTATGCTTACGCTTCGTACTCTGACATTCACACCATTATACGACATAACTGTGCCTCTTTTGAAATGGTCTGCAATAGAATCTGGTAAAGTTGACCTACCTTCTCCTGCTGGTTGAACCACATCAATTTGTAAGATGCCATTTGTTTCGTCTTTTCCTGATGTGCCTAACGATGCCTGTAGGGTTTCTACAGGTATCATGTTAGCCCTTAAATAAGCACTACCAGTAGTAGGCTCATAGTTAATATTGGGATATGCAATATCTGGTGCGCCTGACAAAGTGCTTAACTGTGTCATTAATGCTGCCTCAATATCGTTAAAAAATGTACTCATTTAATCCTCTTAGATTGTCTATCTAACATAGATTGTAATCTTGCTATATTTTTTCTTACCATACCTTGTGGTGCTTGACCTGAATAGCCATACTCTATTCTTTCTGCGTAAGGTAAATTATTCATAAGGTAAAAGGTATGTCCTAGTCCCATTAATTGTATATCTTGTGATATTTGACCTATGGTTGAATTACCTATTTTATCTGTTCTTTTAGTGGTTCTGTTATGTCTTTTATCAACAGATGCCATCCAATTACCTCTTAAACGACCTGTGTCAACAGGCGTATCTTTAATAATAGCACTTGATAAATCAAATAAAGTTCCTCGAACTACTTCATCAGTTTGCTTGCCAAGATTAATCGTATAATTATGCATATCTTGTTTATAAGTCATTTGCGTACCTGCAATGTGCTTAATACTTTAGTACCACTAGGATTAATTTCCTCAACAGATACAACTCGATAGCTTTCTGAGTTAATGCTAACTTTATCACCTATCTGATAGCTGTATTGTTCTGCTATGACTCGTCTATCTCCTGCTTGTATAGACTCTAAGGCTCTTTCCCTATCGTTATAGTCAAAAATAGCGCAGAATTTACTAAAGTTACTTGTTGATTGGCTTGTTTTGCCGGTTGCAGGATTGTATGCACCATCTGTAGTTCTGGTAAATGTATATTCTTCCCCAAACCTTTGCAGCATCTTTAGTGCTGTGGCTTGCATTTTCTCGTAGTCAAATGCACCTTGAGCCATGTTAAGCTCTCGTTACTGTTTGAGGGGATATGATTAGTTTCTTAAGTGCGTAAGTTAATGCAGGAGTATCTGTCTTGCTACTGCTATTATTAGCATAGGTTACAGATATATCTCCTATACTTTCACTAATGGTTCTTCTATCTACTGTTGCAAGATTAGAATAACCAAGATGTTCTATATTGATTTGCTCGTAAAGGGCTATCTTTAGTTCTTTAGGGATTTCATTGGCATCGACATAATAACCATCAATAATGACATCAGTTCTAGGAAATTGTAAAGGTTGTGTTTCGTTAGCTTTTCTGCCTTGAAAGTTCTGCCTTTCTATAAAGTCCATTGCTCTGTAGATATGCTGAGTCACTTTTGCATCATTATCGTAGGTAATCCCACGCTCATCTGCCCAAGCCTTAAACTCAGCAAGTGTTACATAAGTGTTTGCGCCACTTACATTTGAACCATCTTCTACTACTAATGCCATTTATGTCCTCAAGGTTGTGAGAGGGCATATTTCAGCCCTCTCGTATAGGTTAATACTAACCAAGAAGTGTTGCAATGAAGTCAGGCTTCCATGCTTTAACACCCCATGAAGCAGCTACTTCAATCATGCTCTTTCTGTAGCCTCTGTACATTCTGACCTCGAATACGAGACCTGAATGTGGGTCAACTATAGTCATAGCATCATCAGCAGCATCGCCACCTTCTGGGACAGCAGGTGCGCGTACAGCTAATTCTAGTGCAGCTCTGTGGAATGCCACGTTTGCTGTATAGCTGTTACCAATGGTTGCTTCTACTGCATCAGCAAGTGCTGCTTGTAGTCCAGGACTACCGATAACAATATCAGCTTCAACTTCAGTTGTACCAGTATTAACAACGTATAGATTGCTATCGCCAGCAAAGGTAATAACATCACCTGATTTAATACCAGTAGTATTAACAGTACCACCATCTAAGTGAATGGTTGTATCGCCAATGCTGTAACCAGCACCTAAGTCAACATCGTAACCTGTACCTGCGCCTTTAACGTGTGATTGTACTTTAGCTGATTGTCTAACATTCATGCCAAAGATATCGCCTAAGATACCTTGTCTAAGAAGGTTAGAATCACCTGCTTCATTAACTTTAGTTAACTGAGTAAGTTTTCTAAGATTAACACCAGCAGTTGTTCCAAGCACTAATGATACTTGTCCATCTGAAGGCATACCATTATCCTCAAGTACTTTAAGGATTTGTGCGCCATCTTCTAGTGTAGAAGCAAATGGAGTAGTACCTGCTGTACCATAAGCACGTGAAGCACCTTGGTAAGCAGCTTGTGCTAAATCTTCTTCGATTTCGTTGCACAATGCTCTCATTGCTTGAGCAATTTGGTCGCCATAAACAGTTTCATAGCCGATACCATTATTTAGGTGTCTGACATCTTCTCCTGTGTATGGGATTTGTACTGCACGAGCATTAGAGATTGAAAGTGTTTTGTTATCTACAGTTTGGTCTGTTCCTTCAGGAATAGTCATGCTTTCAGATACGTTGGTAGGTGAAGCAGTTCTAGTGAAGGAAGCTCTTACTGTATCGCCTTTGGCAACTCTTTCTGAGCCATTAGCGTTAATGGTTGATGCAGGGATAAAGCCAACAAGTTCTCTACCCACAACATCTGCAGCCTTATAAATATCGCCTGCTAAGTTTGTAAGTGTATTTGCCATTATAAGTTTCCTATATATTATGCGTTAACAATTTTACCACCCTCACGAAGATATTTGGCTCGGTCATTTTGACTTAAACCATCAAATTCAGTTCGAGTGATTTCTCTTTTACTCACATCAGCCCTGCCTTGTGAGCGCGTGGCACTACCACCTGTGGCTTGACTACCATCAACCAGGAATGGATAAGATTCTTTGATTGTGTTCGTCAATTCATCAAGAGTTGCGACTGTGAGTTGACCTCTATCGTCAACAACCCTTAATTCGTTATCAACAATCTGTAGCCTCTGGCGAAATTGTTGTTCTAGTATTTTCGCCTTATTTACATCTTTAGTCAATGTTGATGCAAGTTTAGATGCCTCAGACTGTACTTTTTGTAATCTGATATTTTCTTGGAATTGGCTAAGCTGATTCTTAAGCTGCTCGGCTTCTGACTTCTGCGACTCAAAGAGTTGCTTGTAATCATTCTCTGCTTTAGCTTTATCTTCAGCTTGCTTCTGGGCTAATAGCCTCGCTTCTTCTTCTTTTTGCTGTGCTTCATCTCGTTCCTTTAACCATTTCTGCTTTTCAGCTAGTAGTTCATCATTCTTAGATTTAAGCCCTCTAACGGACTCATCTAGCTTAGCATTAAACTCCTTATCAAAAGCATCTTTTAGTTTAGTTTTAGTTTCGTCATCTATTTCTATTGTATTTAATATATCCATGCTCACCTCTAGTTTGCAAGTTGCTACTCTGTAGCGTTGTTAAAGTCCTAATTCCTCAAAAGTCATAGGTTCTAAGTTTCGTAGTTCATCTATAGTGTAGTTGCGACCAGCTTGGTCAACAAATCTACTAAGGTTTAGATTTCCCTCACGAAATAGTCGAGCCTTTGTGCTACCTAGCACCTCTTGTTGAAATGGCTCTGATTGTTGTCGAAGCCATTGCTCATAATTAGTTTCAGCAGGGACTTGTCTCGTACCTCTGCTACCTCTACTAGGTCTTGTACCTTCGCCTCGTCTAAATAGACTAAATTGGCTTTTAACGACAGGCACAATGGTTGACCTGCAACTAAAATGTGCAGGTGGTTTAGGGCTTTTAATAGGGTCATTGCCAAAAGGATATATTTGACCATCACGAGAAGCACAAATTAGACTGGTTCTAGAATCTAATGTTGCTACCCATTCATAGCCTTCAAAGATATCTTGGTTTTCTCTATATACAGCTTCTCTAGCTTGGGTTGCTATAAAGTTAGTAATCGTTCTGGCTAATGTAGATGCCTGGTTCTTTTGTAATCCAAACATATTTCTAAGAGATTGAATAATAGTTGGCGTTGTATCACCAATAATGACACCATCTGTAATTGTTTGTGTTATTTGTACTGCTTTCTTACTTGCGAATTCACCTAAAACAGCACCAATCGTATAGTTTTTAGTAGGTTCTAGTTTCATTACATTACTGTAGATAGCTGATTGAATTTGCTCTGGTGCAGGTAATGCAGTTTCACCTGCTGTTAATCTATCTAACATTCTTTTAGTAAAACCAACTTCATAATCGGTAAAGTCAATGAGTTCATCCATAATCTCATCAGCCATCTCTTTATACAGACCATTGGAAAGTTGTCTTAGGTCTAGTAATAAAGTATCGAGTCTGGCTTTACTTAACTCTGTTAAATTACCGGTAAGCCTACCCTCAATCGTTTCCATAATACGATTAATAGTATCTATTGCTTGTTGTTCTCTACCCCTTGCATATCGTTGTATAAATATTTGGTGACGAGTTAAAGCATTTATAAGCTGTTCATTGGTTGTTGCCATATCACCATTTTACTTTGTCAGACCAATAAGCTGCTGACATTTTGACTTTTGCTATATTCTTAGCGTGTCTTGCTTTAAATGATGCTCGTCTAGCTTTATCTGCTTTGCTTTCACCCTTTCTAGCTGGGCTACCAGACACACCCTGTTGACCAAACCTAATCAGCTTGACTTCATCTCCTGATTTAGCTAAGACAACATGGCTTTTCTCAGGATGTTTAGGAGTGCGTTTAGGCTTGTTATAGCCTGCTAGATTATAACGCTCTAATCGTGGGTCTTTTGCCATATCAGACTAAAGGATTGGCTAATCCTCTCTCCTCTTTTACCATATCTAACGTACGCTCTGCATCAATTAAGCCACCTGATTTAAGTCTCTTAAAGATATCTTCCTCACCAATAATATCCCTGTCTAGTAACTGAATCATAGACATGATTAATTGTGGGTCAACACTCTTATCGTAAAACTCATCATTAAGGTCAAACTCAATATCATCTATAGGTACGCCCATAAACTCACCGCACCATTCAATGCATATTTCTATGGCTTCAGATAAGTTATGCACTAAATCACCTAATACAGAATTCTCACTAGCAAATCGTATCCTTGCGCCTTCTGCTGTCTCGTTGTTACCTCTGTCTGTAATAATCCTAGCACCTATCATTACCATTGCAGATTCTTTGGCTTTCATGGCTTCTAGGACAAGACTGTTTGGACTAGCCTGTAATAAGGTAGCTGAACCTGTTTCACCTAAGACATGACCTTCACGACTGCCTAGCTTTACACCCATAGGATTGTATTCTAGCCATTGTTCTGGGCTAAGTGAGTGGGTAATAAAAAGTGATGGCTGTCCTGTGATAAAGCAGGATTCTTCATAGTCAGCACTATTTCTATAGTGAGCTATATTCACATCTGCAATATCAGCTAAAGGACTGTCGTCAATCGTAGAATCATTATTCTTGCTACCAACGAATTGAAAGGGAATGTAATCCCATGTTGAGCCATCTGCTTTGCGTGGATATATTTCTTCAGTTACAGGCTCACCATCACGATATATTTGTTGTGTGTATCCATCAGACCGATGTCTAAGCACTCTGTATTGTGTCTTATCTTCATGCTGAAAATCATCTTCATCATCTTGGTAGGTTTCTGCTAATACAATTAGCCCTACCATTTTACGCCCAAACATATTGTGCGTTTTCCAGTTAACAATCTGTTCTGCTGTATAAGGAATAATGGAAGCTGCTAATCCATACTCTTGTACTTCCTCTGCACTAAGTCCATCTGGTGTTTCTGGATAATCTACCAGGAATCCACATCGACCAGTCTCTAGCAGATTAGATAGCTCATCCTTTGCCATTTGTGTAAGTGATAAGCCATCTCCTGTTGCATTGTATTTAAGGTATTCAAGACCTTCTGGTAATTCGATAACTGGGTCTTTACGAAAGGCTGCACCTAATAAGGCATTTTTAGTACGAGCAGTAAAGTTAGTAAATAAGGCTCTACGCAAATATTGTCTGTATCTTACTGTTTCTGTACCCTTTCTCTCATCTAATGCATTGTTATCTGGCACAGGCAAATACTTATGCTTTTTCTCTTTGACTGCAACTGAGCCTTTAACTGAATCTCTGGTTTTGTCCCAGATAGGCTTATATAACTCGTACTGTGGATGTTGAGTATCGACTGACATTAATGTTCTCTAATTAGATTCATTCTATTATATTACCTTATTACTACATCGCAAACCTAAAGTCTACATTTGCGACAGGTTTCTTGATTGGCATTAAGTATGCGATTGGATAAGTCGTTGCATCGTTCTGATGGTCATAACCTGTACTTTTATCCGGCTCGCCATTGCTATTATATGCTTGTTGTTCTAAACAATCTGCTGATTGTGGACATTTATGTGCATTTATTTTTACCCTACCTTTTTCTAGCGCATTATTCATTGCCATTACCCTATCTTTAACAGCAGGGTTTGATGCATTAGCTAATACTCTAAATCCTTCTTGCTGTAGCATAGCAATATCAGACGTTGATGCGTTAACTGTCTTTCTGCTTTTACCTGATGCATCAGGATAGAT